ACAACACCCTGACCTTGGGCGGGACAAACGCGGGTGGTCAGGGTGTCATGGTGTTGTGTATTCTATTCAGTTATGTTTTAGGGTCTTGCTTTTAGGGTGGTGCATTTACAGGTTATCGGTTACCGCGTGGCCTGTAACGTCTTTAGAGTATCACTCTTCTATGAGGTCTACGTGTGACTTCACGAGTGTTTGAAGTCGTTCAAGTGTGGGTGCGTTGATGGTGATCTGTAGCAAGTCGTCATTGGCGTAGGGCTTGGTTACTTTGTCGCCGTATTGATTCATCTCTTGCTCTTGGATGCGGTTTACAGTGATGGATGCCTGATATTTAGCCATGATTGGTTATTCCTTTACTTAGTATGCGTAGCGTGCTTGTCGCAGTAGTAGTTGCCGTATTCGTTGGGGTGTTGTACGCAGGTGGCGCATTCTTCGCATTGGTGGAATGTTTTGATCATTCTACTATTTCACCCTCATTGGAGGCTAATGTCCATAGCCTGTCTACAATGGCTATTGGCATGTACGTATTCAGCCCTTTGAGCTCATAAGACGTCTTTGCGACGCGCTGAATAATAAAGTACGCGGTGCCGTTAGTGATCGTGTCACCAGCCTTGAAGGCCGGACCCCGGCCAGGGGATTTATCAGCCACCGACTACCCTCCTAATTCTGTGCAGCACCACGCGCCGTGTTTTACGTTTATGTAGCTGGTTACGGGGAACAACTCCCCTAGGGTGAAGTCTGCCGTGCGTAGTTCTTCACGCTTTGCGGCTAACCGTATGGAGTCCGTGTCGCCGTAGGGGTAGCCTTCTTCGTGATCCATTTTGTTGCGCCCAAACTCGGCGCTGAGTCGGGCTTTTGTTTCCCGTTTCAGCGCTACCTTATCCGCGTACATCCGTGTGGGTGTTTTGTTGTCGGAGGGTTCTACGGTATCTACCCTGTAGCTGAGTCGTGCGTCAAGTGTTCCGGCTGACATTTGGTTGAGTTCCTGGCAGCGTTCGGCGGCTTGCAGGCTGTTTTCGAACGTTACCGGCTCCACCCACTCATTATGGCTGTCATTGTCGGTCCCGATAATGATGTAGATCATAGCGCCATTTTCCTGTCTTCAAGGGTGTTCCGGGCGGTAGCCCATGCCGTGAGTGTTTCGGGTGTCGCTTCCGCATGGAACGCTGTCCGGGTAGCTAATTCAACTCTGAGTGCTTCGAGGAACGCCAGCACAGCCGCACGTTTCCGAATATTCTGCATCATTTGGAGTGCCGGCCGGTGGTGTCGTCGTCTTGGGGGTCCAGGTAGAGGTCCACGTAGTAGAGGGCTCCCCCGATGATCCCGATGATGACTGAGAGGAATGATGCGTAGGCGAAGAGTTTGAAGTAATCCATGGCTGAGACCTGCCCCTGTGTTGTGCGTGTAATTGTTTGTACCCTCTTATTGTCTCCCATAACGTGGAGTTGCACAAGCCCGTAAGACTGTGTAGTGTCATGTTTGTTCAGCCCGAACATCACACCAGATTGAAAGGTTCTACCCATCATGGCTACAGCACCCAAGGCACCCGAAGCAACAACCGACGACCGGACCCCGGCAGGGGTCATTCAGCCGTCTACCGATCTCGTGGAGCTTGAAGCGTCGAATTACGCTTCGGACCCGCACACCGAAATCCAGCAGTTCACGTCCGGTAACACGGGCATCATGTCCACCTTTACGGGGGACGATTTTTTCCAGACGGCCAAAGCGCAGCTTGGGGCAACGTCTGGTTCCCTGCCCATCAGTGACCACCTGAAAGAGACCATCCTCCTCGATAATTGGGTACTGACCCCCATTGAAATCGCTGACGACAACGGCGAACTGCACAAGTCCGTCCGCGTGACCCTCGTGGACTCCACCAACGGGAAGTCGTACCACGGTACTGGTATGCCGTTGGTGAACGCCTTGAAGTCCATCGTCTCGGCCCTGGGCGGGCGTCTCCCGGCTGAGTGGCCGGAACCCCTGCCAATCAAGGTCGTTGAGGGCAAGTCACGGAAGGGCTTCAAGTTCTTCGATGTGGTAGTGGTACTGTAACAATTGTCTCAGTAACCACATAGTAAGGAGGTGCCCTGACCACGCTGGGTGGTCAGGGCATTCTTATGTCTAATGCAAGTAACTTGCGTCAAATTGCTATGCAACGGCACAGGGCGGCTACCCGTAAGGTCTCACGGTTGAAAGCTGCTAACGGTGTCGAAATCTCCGGTACCGACTATGACCCGCGTAAAACGACGACGTTTATTCATGACGCGTCCCCAAAACAACTAGCCGCCTATGTCCGGTCTTTGAACAAGTTCAATAACAGGGATACACAGTTTGTACCCGATGCTGAGTTCCAGCCTATCCCGAAAAAGGTGTGGGATAAAGTCAAGGCGGCTGAGGAGAAAAAGAACGCGTTTGTCAAAAAGTTTTACGAGCCGTTCAAAGACATTGTGATTGATCCTGCCGGTCAAACCGTTGATCAGCGTATGGCGATGATTACACCGATACACGAGCATATGGGTACCAGGACCACTGACAGTCCGTATAAAAAGTCAGATCGTAAGTCCACTACTTTGCATGGCGAGTCGGGCGCTAAGAGGCTCACAAAGCATTTGAATGACATGGCGACGATGAAACACCAGAAACAGTCATTGAAGAATCACCGTACCGGTGTCATGAAAATGTTGGATATCGTGGGAGACATTGAAATGCAAGTCAAGGTAGCGAAGTTGACTAATAAGCAGTGGGCGACGTTATGGAAGTATACAAACTTTGCCACAATGATTAAGACGCCATACTCCCATTATAACGCTTCAATCACTGGTGATAAGAGCCTGAGTAATAGCGAGTCGGTGCAAACGGATTTGAAGGTAGCGGGGGACTATGTTGATTGGGCAGGCGGGAAAGACAAAAAGGGCCGCAACGTTATACGTGGCCGACTTTGAGACAACCACAGATCCGGCTGATTGTCGGGTGTGGGCGTGGGGTATGGTCGACATTGAGAAAACAGCCTCAGCATGGCATGTTGAAATAGGGCAGGATATCGGCTCTTTTATGGGCCGTGTTCAAAAAGAATCTTCTATCGTCTACTTCCATAACCTCCGTTTTGACGGTTCTTTCATCCTTGACTATCTCCACCGCAAAAAATATACGCTTATTGTTGACGGCCGACCGCGTAAAGGCGAGTTCACGCACATCATTAGTTCAATGAATCAGTGGTACTCGATCACCATAAAATGGGATAACGGTAACCAGACAGAATTTCGTGACAGTGCTAAGAAAATTCGTATGCCGGTCAAACAAATTGCCCGGACCTTTGACCTCTTCGAGAAAAAAGGGAAAATTGATTATCATGAGTACCGTAAACCCGGCCACGTAATCACACGCGAAGAACGCTCCTACGTCGTTAACGATGTCATCATTGTTGCTAAAGCCCTGAAAAAGCAGTTGGACGCCGGTATGACAAAACTCACCAGCAGTGCTGATGCCCTGGCAGAATTCAAATCCTTAGCGGGTAAATCATTCAATGACCTATTTCCGGTCCTGAGTCTGACAATGGATGGTGAGATACGGGACGCCTACAGGGGAGGGTTTACACACCCGGCTAAAAGGTTCAAAGGAAAACAGATCGGACCCGGTAAAACCTTTGATGTGAATAGCCTTTACCCGTCTGTCATGTATAGCTCTTTGTTGCCGTATGGTGAGCCTGTTTTCCGCGAAGGGCTCCCCCGCAAAAGCAAAGAGTACCCGCTGTTCATTGTGTCAATCACGTTCACGGCGAAACTCAAAAAAGACCATGTGCCATGCATCCAAATCAAAAACAGCCGGTTTCACAATGACGTTGAATATCAGGAACACATCAAAGAACCAGTAACCCTGGCATGCTCCAATGTTGACTTGGAGTTATGGCAGGATCATTACGACATGGAAATCCTGTCCTATAACGGCGGGTGGGCGTTTCAAGGTATTCACGGTGTGTTCAATGAATACATAGAGAAGTGGATGGATATAAAAGCCGTGTCAGAGGGTGGTATCCGTGCCATGGCTAAAAGCATGTTGAATGACCTGTACGGGAAGTTCGCTACTAACCCGGATGTAACACCCAACCTCTCAAGGTTGGAGGACGATATTATAAAATTCGCCTTGGGTGATGAGGAGATGCGTAACCCGGTCTATACGGCTATGGGTGTGTTCATCACCTCCTACGCACGCGAGATCACTGTCAGGGCCGCGCAGGCCAACTACCCTAGGTTCCTGTACGCAGACACCGACTCGCTACACCTGACAGGTTTGGAACCGCCTGTAGGGATTGAAGTGCACCCGACCAAGCTGGGAGCGTGGAAGCACGAGTACGACTTTCAGGCGGCGTTCTTTGCCCGTAGTAAGGCGTATGCGGAACGCCACTACCCGGACGAATGCAAAAAGGTGGAACACACCGAATGTCACGAAGACAGTCACGACGGGTGCCATATCCACCGTCCGGGCGGGTGCTATGAGGTACACATCTCCGGTATGCCCGTCCATGTGGCTGACGGTCTCACCTTTGACGACTTCACCAATGGCAGGTACTTCACAGGCAATCTGAAACAAAAACGAGTACCCGGTGGCGTGGTTTTGGTGGACTCAGGTTTTACTTTGAAGTTCTAGGGATGGTATTGTTTTCTTACAGCCAACAACGGCTCAACAACGAAAAGGAAATGATTTATCATGGCTAAGGCAACCGAAACCCCCGCTGTAAGCTCCGCACGCGGCCGTCAGCTTCAGGCAACCGTGGCACAGGACATTTACGACGCGTTCAACGACTATCACTGGGAAGCACGCAAAGACCTTGTAGACCTGGTGCGTGACGCACTTCTCGAATACGGTGTGAAAAACGGTTTCCTGTCCATTGATGAACAGGGAAACGTTACCGCCGTCAAGGCGTGACCGGGGAATTATTTAATTTGGGTATATGATTAGACTGTTGCCCTTGATCGGGACTAGTCATATCACGGCCATTAACCCGGCATTCACTTTAGTATCTCCGGTCCGAAACAGGGAAGGGCATCCGACATTTATGTTGGGTGCCCTTTCCGCATTACATTGAAAGGCTTTACCATGGCAAGTTTTGAAGAACTCCTGAACTCGGCTAAGAACCCCGGCGACGACGGCCCGTCCGAAACCATTTACGACGACCTCGGAGCCGCCTACAACGACCGCGTATCCGCAGGGGACGCGAAGGTAGCGGAACTATCCGGCACCGTCGACGCGTCGACAAAAGAGATTGAGCGGCTCAAAGCACACAACTACGACCTGCTGTCAGCCATCCAGCAAGGTAATTCCTCTGACGTGCGTAACAAGGTCAACGACGCAAATGAAGGCGAAGCAGAATCGGACATTGTGTCGCTTGACGACATCATCACTTACAGCTAATCGGTAGCCGACAACTAATGTCGGTAGCCGACAACTAATTTTAAACGTAGTATCATAATGAAATGTCCTAGCTTAAACGCTACCCGATAAGGAAATCAGATAATGGCTGTAACCAGCATTCCCACCTACAAGCCCTCCACCAATGCAGTGTTGCTGAATGTTTTGCGCTCGGGAATGTCCCCCGATTACCAGTCACGCATCCCGAACATCACCAAGGCCAACATCACGCGGTCCCTTGAAACGCTGATGGAAGTACCTGTACTCCGCAACGAATTCATTGACGCCCTGATCAACAAAATCGGGCTCACCATTTTCAAATCCAAGATCTGGAAAAACCCTCTCCAGACGTTCAAAATTGATCCCCTGTCCTGGGGTGCCATCATTGAAGAAGTGCAGGTAGGGCTACTTGAAGCTAAGGTGTATGACCCTGACCGGGAATACATGGAGAAAGAAATCTTCGGGCGGGAGCTACCCCCGGTCACGGTTGCTTACCACAAGATCAACCGTCAGAACTACTACAAAATTTCGATCCGTGAAGAAATGCTCCGCCGCGCATTCCTCACCGACATGGGTCTATCGTCAATGGTCACGAACCTCATGAATTCCCTGTACAACTCGGCTAACGTCGATGAATTCGAGCTCACCTGCTCCCTGTTCGCGCAGTACGCAAACAAGGGCGGTTTCTTCCACGTCAACTCCCCCGAAGTGTCGGCTACGGCATCCGGTGAAGCAGACGCTAAAGCCCTCCTTCGACTGGTCCGGGCGGCTGCCGGCAATCTGGCGTTCTACTCCTCGCATTACAACGCGTCGAAACTGCCTACCTTTGCCGAACAGGAAGACCTTGTACTCTTTGTTTCGCCCGAGGTCAAAGCGGCTATGGATGTTAACGCGTTCGCCGCCGCATTCAACATTCCCTACACCGATGTACCGGCACGAGTCATTTCCATTCCCAAGGAAAAGTTTGGGATCACCGGTGTTCAGGCTATCCTGACCACCAAGGACTTTTTTGTTCTAGCTGATGTGCTCATGGAAAACCGGGAGATTCAGAACCCGGCATCACTGGATAAAAACTATTTCTTCCACATCCACCAGGTACTTAGCCTGTCCCTTTTTGTGCCGGCTATCATGTTTTGGACGGGAGCGTCCGACGTGATTGCCACTGACGACACCATTGTGACCGGTATCAGCGTGATTACTGCTAAGTACTCTCAGGACGGTAGTGACGTGACCGGTGCTGACACCCTTATCCGTGGTGAGCTTTACATCATGGACGCCACCGCCACGACTGACCCTGCTGACGGTTTCAACAACGGTGTTGTGTGGTCCGTCAGTGGTCAGGCTACTACTGGTACGTTCATTTCCCAGACGGGTAACTTCCAGATCGGCGGGGCCGAAACCGCTACCACCGTTACGGTGCGGGCTACGTCGACCTGGATTGATCCGGCCGGTGTCCTTCGTGACGGTGAGACTGTCACCCGGACGTTTACGCTCTCCGGTGCTCTGCTTCCGCAGTGGCCGGTTGGTGGTAACCCTGCCCTGGCTAACGAGGTTGCGACGAACATCACCGCACTCGGTGTCTCGGTTTCCCCTGCGTTCGCACTCGGCACCACAGTATACACGGCCGTCGTTCCGGGCGGCGTGCTCACCGCACCGACCGATATCGTTGTCGTCGGTGTCGACCCGATCGGTTACACGGTCACACTCAACGCCGCGAAGACCGTTGCAACGGTCCAGGTCACAGCCGGTACGGATGTAACGTACACTGTTACCGTAAGCTAAGGACCGCCTGCCCTAGCTTGCAGCCATGATAAGAAAAGCCACCGTATCCCCCATACGGTGGCTTTTCTTTGCCTGCTAGGATTAGGGAATGAATTACACACAGGCGATTACCCCTAACCCCGATATTCCGTGTAAACCTGGGTGGTGTCTCGCGTATGTTAATGAGGCTTTCGGTGTACCCAAGAAATTCGGTTCAGCTACTGATGCATGGAATGGCTCGACTACACAACACACGGATATCAATTTCCCATCCGGTGTTTGGTTGCCTTTGTGGTTTTCCCTGGCAACAGAACCAGCCGGACATGTCGCATTACGCGCGCCTGACGGTAGCGTGTACTCCACCAGTAACCCCTACGGAACTACGCCGCGTCACCACCCTAATCTTGCTGATCTGATCTATGTTTATTCTTTCGACAATCCTTTGACGTACCTCGGTTGGACTGAGGATGTGGAGGGTACACCCGTAATCACGAATGAGGATGTTATGACACCCGATGCAGAAAACACGCTCTTTACCGTCCTGGACGATGTACACACAAAAACCGCTGCACTCCCTGATGCTTTGTATTGGGACAACCTGATTAAAGCGGTTGCCCGCATTGATACAGCATCGGCTGAAAGCATTCTCCGCGATATTCCCGATAACCTGGCACAACAGGTGCTTGATGGTTTGTCGGCGCGGCTGGCCGCAAAGTGAGCGCCATAAAGGATCTGCCTACAGAATCATCGTTTGGTTATGATCATAACTATGCGGCGTGGGCTCCTAACAGCCGTGTGACCCTCTGCAAAGTCCCTTGGAACGCTTCCTATAGGGATATTGTGCGTTTCACAGATCGTGCGGCTTTGAACACGTATGTTGATACGGCGGGCGGTGAAACCGTCAGTGTCCTGGACGCTGTCTATTTGAAGATGGGCCAGCCTATTGATCTGGATATCCCGTTCAACGTTGCAAACACATTCAACTATCTACGTGTGTATAACTCAGCACAGCCGATAACATCCCCTGGTGGTGTGACCGCGCCACAGTATTTCTACTACTTTGTAACCAATGTTGAATACATTGCACCGAACTGTACCCGCTTCAATGTGCAATTGGACGTGTGGCAGACCTTCGGCTACGAATTCACGTTCGGTCAAGCATTCATTGAACGCGGGCATATCGGCATTGCAGCCGATAACGCGTTTGACGGTTACGGTAGGGATTACCTGAACATTCCCGAAGGTATTGATGTGGGCGGCGAATACACAATCGGGTATAACTGGTCCTACTCAATCGGCTCCGCCCGTGGTGCACTCGACTACCAAGTCCTCATCATGAGTACCGTCTCCCTGTCTGCCGATCCAGGCACGGTCGACGCGCCTAAGCTCAACACCGCCCACGGCTCCATGATGGAAAATCTCCCGTCCGGTGCCAGTATCTACCTTGTGGAGGCCGGCGACTTCCTGACAGTCATGGCTGCCCTGTCAGACAAGCCGTGGATATCACAGGGCATCATCTCCATTACAGCCATACCAGCCGATTCTGTAGGCCGCTACACCCTGATTACCGGCCCTGTGTCAGTGCCGGGTGTCCCTGACGGGACGGTCAAAGACATTGTTGTCGGCTCAGCCAAGAATCTACACATGTCCATGGAATCATCCTGGCGCACCCGCGCCCTGGCTACACTCCCGACGCAGTACCAGCACCTCAAAAAACTGTTGACCTTCCCCTACATGGCTCTCGAAATGACCACCTACTCGGGTCAGCCAATTGTGATGAAACCTGAGTCAATGCAAAACCCGGACCTGGACTTTATCGAGCTCCCCCACCTAGTACCCGGTAGCGCAAAAGTGATGTTCTACCCCGAAGGGTACAACCGTGGTGACGGACTCACCCCCGTCATTGACGGTATGGGGACTAGGAATGATAACGGCGAATTCCTGGACATGGCAACCAGCATTTCCAATTTTCCGCAATTCTCCCTTGTCAACAACTCGGCTATTTCCTATCTGGCGTCAAACAAGAATGCTATTGCTTTCTCCCATCAGTCAGCGGACTATTCCCAAACTCGCGCACTCACCGGTAATCAACTGTCCTTTGATCAAGCATCGGCTGGCATGGGATTATCGTCTGAACTGAACAGACTGAATGTGAACGCGGCTACACAGTCAACAAACCTAGCCAATCAGACAGCCGGTTATCAGGCCATACAGGGCGGTGGTAACGCTTTGCTGAATGGTGCAAAGGGTGGTGACCTGGCAGGCGGTGCACTTGGTGCGTTGAATGCTGGCGTGAGTTTCGCTATCGCATCAAACGCCAATAACCAGTCACTCAACATCTCCACTAACCAAATGAACGCGTCCACTAACGCGAGTGTTGCTAACGCCGGTTACATGGCAGACACTAACAAAGGTTACGCTGACTATGCGGCGAAGGGTGATAATCAGAACGCCATTGCCGGTATTACCGCGAAGGTTCAGGACGCGAAACTTTTGCAGCCGACCACGAGTGGACAGGTTGGTGGTGACACGTTCGCCCTTGCTAAGTACAAGTGGGGTATTGATGTGAAACTCAAAATCATGCAGCTATCAGCCATGCACCAAGTATGCGGGTATTGGATGCGTTACGGCTACCAAATGAACATGTGGTCAACAATCCCGGCAGACATGCACTGCATGACACACTTCACGTACTGGAAACTCCGTGAAACATATGTGACAGCCGCGCAATGCCCTGAAGCGTTCAAAGAAACCATACGCGGAATATTCGAAAAAGGTGTTACGGTGTGGAGAAACCCCGCCGATATCGGTAACGTTGCCATGACAGACAACATGCCCTCAGGAGGATTCACGTTATGACTAAGTCCCAACTAAGTTTTACGCAGTTTGATAATAATTCGTGGGGGTTTGGTAATGACACGCAAATGAATGATCAGCAATTTACCGAACAAATGTATTTGAACACACTCACGGAACTATGTGTCAACAGGTTCAAATGGGAAGGACTGCCTGACACCATTGACAGGCGATTCATTGAACTGACATTGCACAATCAGGGTCTCGTGATTTTCTTCAAAGAAACCGAAGACTATGATCGGTACTTTGCTCTCAAAGGTATGGCGCACGGTCAACGGAACATGTACGACAATCCCACAAGGTTTTTTGCTATCGGTAATCAGATGATTCAACGCGAGCTAAACGCGCGGGAATGCGTGCCGATTTGGGCTAATTCTTTGCGGGTACCACAGAAACAGGCGATCTGGATTTACGCGCGCAAACTCGCCAAAATTGATCGGACAATTGATATTACGGTAGACAATTTGCGTTACACGCGGCTTGTTACGGGTAACGCTAACCAACGTCAATCCTTGGTGAACATCATGAGGCAGGTTGATGAAGGTAAACCGTTGGTGTACACGACACCCAACTTTGATCCGGCCAGTGTTCAGGCGTTGGATTTGGCTGTACACCCTGACGTGCTCCCCAAACTCATGGACGCCCGCAATAGTCTCTGGAATCAGGCCATGGGTTTCTTGGGCATCAATAACGCTAACCAGGACAAAAGGGAACGGCTAGTAGCATCCGAAGTCTCAGCAAATGATGAACAGGTGCTAGCCATGCGTGAAGCAGGTTTGAACGCCAGACAGTACGCCGCCGAACAAATCAATAAAATGTTCCCTGACCTGGACGTTTCCGTGTCCTATGATCAGACCGAAGCACAATCAGCACAACCCGACGGCGTAGGACAGTATGATGATGCGGAGCCGTCAACGGATGATTCAAAGGAGACAGCCGCATAATGGGTACTTTTACAGTCACTTTGCAGGAAGTCATTGATTTGTCTGCCCCGGTTGATAAGTATGCTGCACTTGGGTTGAATGCTTACCCGATCTTTGATAATGCGTACCGGGATCAGTTGAATGACAAAATCATTGCTCACTTCAATGAACAGGAAATAGGCCACGAAACCATTTCGATGTTCAAATACGCGTTATCCCGAAAAATGGCTGAGATTATGCCGTTGTTCAATCAGCATTATGTGGCGTCCCGTATCACCATTGATCCTTTGTTGACTGTGAACATTCATAACCTGGGTGCCGGTAGTGACACGTCTTCCACCGTTTCGAGCTCGACAGCGGCGGGTAGGGTGGTGGGCTCCAACACACCACAAGTCAGGTTGGCTGGTCAGGGCGATTACGCGTCCACCGCGCAGGACAGCAATAGTAAGACTGATGCTGACGGTACCGCAACGAACGCTAGTAACAACGACAGTCATACCACCGGTTATAGCGGTTCCCCTGCTGAACTTATTTGGCAGTTACGGCAAACATTTGTGAATATTGATATGATGGTCATTGAACAGTTGAACGAATTGTTTATGATGGTTTGGGATAACGGCGAAGAATACACGAAGGGCAATAACGGTTATGGATATTACACCGGTTGGTTTTACGGCTTTTAGCGGGATGATGGGGCCGTTGACTAACGTCACCCCATTCACGCACAGGGATAATGCAACATTCCTGAAAATCTTGCAGGACACAGTCAATTACATTAACAACACGTTGGTGCCTGAAATGGATACGGAAACAAACCGTATCATCACCGACTTTCAGACCGCCCTCGACACCAACAATGCACAGTACACAACAACAACGGCTGAATGGCATACCCTGTTTGATGCGTTCATGGCTGACATGGTCGCACAAATCGCGTTGCTCAATGATGAGGCTGTAGCCGCGCTGGTCACTAATGCTCTCTCGGTTACGGGTGTTGCACTCCGTGCTTTGATCACGTCGATGCGTATCACTGATGCCGAAGTTACGGCGATCATTGCGCCCGACTTTTACACCAAGGTGCAGTCAGATGACACGTTTGAGACGAGGTCGCAGGCCCTCATTGATTACGCGCCGTACGACGATTACGCGTTCCGTGGTGCAGAGAGTCCCAACGGTAACCAGCCGCTCAAACAGGGTATTGTCCTGGACAGAGGTTTGGCCGGCTCCTGGGACGTTGGTTTGGTGGAATCCTTATCTGTTATCCCTGACCCGGAATCGGGCCGTCTGGTGGGCGTGTACACCGGTTACAACGACAACACGCTCAACCTGTCCACGTCTACAGGGCAGATTGGTATCGCCTACTCTGATGATGGGCTCTTGTGGGATAAGGCGGGTATCCTGTTCAGCGGTACCGGTGTTGTGGGTGACCCTGACAAGGCCGGGTGTACCGGTCCTGTTCTTGTGCTCGACAGCGGTTTGTATCACCTGTTCTACATCGGGTTGTCGGCTAACGGGTATGAGGGTGGTACCAAGACCCTGATGCTTGCCACGTCGCCTTCGTTGAAGGCTCCTGTGTGGACGCGTCGTGGTGTTGTGTTGTCGGCTGGTGGTGCCGGGTGGCGGGGTATCAACGTATGGCACCCGTCGTTGATCAAGCACGGTCACACATGGTACTGCTTTATCAACGCCAGCGGCATTATTGGTGGTGTCGATCATGAGCGTATCGGCTACGCTACCGCCCCCGCCCTGACCGGACCGTGGACGTTTGATGATGTGAATTCGCCTGTCCTGGCAAACAGTGCCGGGATTTGTGGCGACCCCGCCGTTAGTAAGATTCCGGGCGGGTACCGGATGGAGTACTACACGGTAGACGTTGCTGGCAACGCGTCTGACTGGTACACCACCACAACTGATACGGCGTTCCCGCTCGGCTGGCGTCAGCACGACGAAACAGCGGTTGCTTACCGGACCATACAGCCCGGACCGTCCGGCACCATGGATGACCTGTACGCCCACAAGCCCGCTGTTCTTCACTACGCGGGCAGAACAATCCACTACTACACAGCCGTAGACAGTACAGGTAACCGGCGTATTGCCGCCGCCGCCGATGGCGCGTACATGGGTGTCCGTGGACCGTCCAAGGTGTCAACGACGTGGCCGGTTTATGGTGTGTTCTCCCACGTCCAGTCGGACACGGGCTCCCCTGACTCGATTGTGGGGACCGCGTACCAGTTGGCTATGGTGCCGCGTGCTGTAGTCTCCGCTAGGCATGGTGACCTGCTGGAATTCACGCTCAACTATGCGGCTGATGTGGACGCAACAGACTTGCACGCTGACGTGTGCTTGTTGGCCGGTCCTGGCGGTTCCGTCCTGACCTACGTTTCCGGCCGGCCGAACGGGATCACCGGTTGGGCCGCGCTCGGCGGGGTCAAAGCCTACAAGTCCTGTACCTACCAGTACAGGGTAGTAGACGCCGACCTGTACAAAGGCACCATCACAGCGGCCCCCGTCTTCAAAACAGACACCGGCACCCGTCGCGTGTACTGCATGGACGTGATCCCCATGGAATTCTCAGTACGCAACCTATCGTGATCTGAAGCGAATGCCCGGCACTTTTTTATCAAGTGCCGGGCATTTCCTTGTTTCATTATCTCCACCGTGCTAACCACTGGTACCGTAGGTACATGGTTTATGATGCACACGCGAAACTTTTGGGCGTAAAAGTAATTGGCACTGTGGAGTCTGGCCTTGATTGGTCGGCTATCAATTATACGGATCCTATTACGGTGGGTTTTGTGCAATGGTTTGGGACGCGGGCTGCTAGTATTTTGGTTCGGATGAAACAAACCACACATTGGACGGGGGTTTTACCCTCGCTGGATAATGATTTGAATAACACGCCGTCGTCTTCTGCGTGGTGGAATACGCGGTACCTGACAAGTAGTGAGGGTGCGTCACTCGTGCCGGTGTTGACGGCGTGCGATTATGTGCAGGTTGATCAGATGCAGACGGACATGGACGTTTATAAGGGTGTAGCTATTACGCAGGGCATGGACCCGGACGCCGACACAGCATCGATGCTGTTCTTTTTCACCATGTACCACCAACGACCCGTCTCCGCATTGGATGTGTTGGGTGTGACCGGGCCTCACCCTACCCTTGTAGCGATTCGTGACGCCGCCCTGGCCGATCCTGTGTTCAGTGGTTATCCGACCCGTTACAACGACGCGTACGACCTTATTCTTGCTGATGATGTGTCGGGTGTGCCGGCCCCTGACGGTTCAACGGTTCCGACGGAGCCGCCTAACCCTGGCGGGGGTCAAGGCGGGGCTAACCTCACAAAAACAAGCAAGTATTTGGAGGTTGTGGGGGACACGGCGTTGCTGCATTTGGCTGATGGGCAGAAAATGTTTTTCTACCCTGACGGTAAAGGCCGTTTCATCCCCCGAACAGGTGACGCCGGTGAGCCCACCACGGTCACACCGCCACAACCAGCACCGACGGGCGGGGCCTGGGTACACCCGCTCCCTACCGGGGTGATGACGAGCGGTTACGGGCCGCGTGATGCGTCTATCGGTGGTGACCCGTTCCACTACGGTATTGACTTCTCCACCCCCGGATACCCGGGCAACATTTACGCGCCTGCCGACCTTGTGATCACCGCTGCCGGGTACGGTCTCGGGTCATTCAACGACAGTGCCGGGTGGCGGGTAGTAGGCCACACCACTGACGGTGCTTACACTTTCACTTTCAACCACATGCAATACGGGTCACTACAGGTCACGTCAGGTCAAACCATTAGCATGGGTGCCCAGATCGGCGTGGAAGGTGCTACAGGGAACGTTACCGGCAGGCATTTGCACTTTGAAATCATTGACGGCGTACACGACAATCCGTACCCACCGCCATACAACAACGGGGCAGTCTTTGAAGACCCCGCCCCCATTCTTACCAGCCACGGAGTTGTCTTCTAATGACCCGGAGTCCGGGCAGACCATTTTACGTGGCTTATAAGCCACTCAGCTATTTCACACGACGACGTTTTGCTGGTGGAGCATATAGACTTGAAAACGTCGGCAAGCGACGTATCAGGCGGAGGATTCAACGTGAGCGCATTAGCTGAACAGGTCACAGCCAAAGGGGCTGACCTGCCCTACTACAACTTTGATAAAGTTTATTCGTATGCGGCTAAATTCAATTTCATTTGTGGTGCACGTGGTTTAGGTAAAACGTATGGTGCAAAAGACAAAGTGATCAAAAAGTTTTTACGTCTCGGTGAACAGTTCATATACTTACGTCGGTTCAAAACTGAGATGAGAGCCGCTAAAGCATTCTTTGACGACATTGCGCACACATTCCCAGGCATAATATTCAGGGTTAACGGGGACCAATTTGAAGCATGTAGGGAACCTAAAAAGGTTCGCAAAGAAAACGTGTGGGAAGTTATGGGATATGCCATTGCCCTGTCCACAGCACAGAATCAAAAGGGACGCGCATTCCCCAAAGTCCGAACCATCATTTTCGATGAATTTATTATTGAAAAAGGCTTAGTCCACTATTTGCCTGATGAGGCCATAGTCATGACAAACTTTTATTCCACAGTTGATAGGAACAGGAACAATACACGTGTGTTGTTTCTAGCTAACTCGATTAGCATTGAAAACCCCTATTTTGTGAAATACCGTATACGGCCCGATAAAGTTGGTGACCTAATTGTGTCCCATAAATCGCCTACTACGGGTAGGCCATTCATAACAGCACACTTTGTGGACTCTTCCGAATTCAACGCCGAGGTCTATAAAACAGAATTTGGTGAATTCATTGAAGGCACCGAATACGCTGATTACGCCTTGGGCAATGAATTTGCTGATAACCACGAACTGATGCTAGGCAGAAAGCCTAGTGATGCTGAATACGCTTACACGCTTGAAACGCGTGATGGTACGTTTTCGGTATGGTTCCACCGCAAAGATGGTAACTATTATTTACAGGAGAAACGGCCGGGGCAGGAACTCAAATACACCTTATTGCCTAACAAAGTCGATACGGACAATAGGCTTCTACTCAAGAATGATGACATTCTCAGGATGCTTAGATCATCATTCAAAAATGGTTTGATGCGATTCGACGAAGCGCACACAAGAAATGCTATGCTTAATGTATTCATCTAAACAGACTGACTGGGGAGTTAGCATGACACCATATCTCAAATCCATTACAGCCCTACTCTTAGCCGGTCTCGGGGCCGCTTACCTTGCACTCAATGATGGGGTTATTGACGCTCAGGAATGGGTGCAAATTGCGCAGGTAGCCATTAGTGCCGGGGCCGCCGTCTACGGTATCCCCAACATTCCTGTACCTGCTAAAGTGCCTGCGCACGTATGACACTGGTAGGCGCTGACTCTCCGCGCGCCGCAGAATCACCGGACGTCGTCCTGGCACGAATGGACGGTAAACTTGACCGCCTTTTCGACAAAGTCAACGACGTTCTACCACGTGTAGCCAAACTTGAAGATCGTACCGAAACCCTCGAAAAGACCACGCTGATACTCACCAAGAATGCCGAAGCCGGTGAAGCAACCAAAATTGCTTTAGCAAAAGCACTCAAAGACGCTGAGGACCAACGGCGTAACCAGAGTGAACAGGAATGGACACCTAAAAGCCGTATCATCACAGGTGGGGGATTCCTCTTAGGACTCATAACCCTGTACCTTTACTGGACAAGCACCACCGGACACTAGGAAACAACCATGACAAACATGTCAATCATCGGCGGACCAGACGGACCCGAAGTCGACCCCCGCGAACTAGACACCCACCTAGACACCTACGTAGCCGGAAAAGGACTCGCACCACTCCCCGCATACCTAGGCGTTACGGAACTAAATGCCACCTTTGTCCCCAAGTGGAAGCCCACCACGGCGTACCTCGCGGGCGACAAAGTACTCAACCCTTCCGGTGATGTGGTGTCGGCAATCGCCAATCACACGTCGGGCTCCAGCTTTACCCCGGCAAACTGGAACCTGTCCACAGCCTACGTT